GACATGCCTGCGGTATATGTCTTAGAGACACAAATGCCGCAAGACATGATTGATGATGTCAACGACTATATGGATGAATATAGAGAAAGTAAAAATAAAGAATCATTAGCTAAAACATTAGTTGGTCAAATACATAGTGGAGAACAATTATTATTAGATCACACAGACAAGCGTTTGATTGCATATAATGATTTTGTATGTAGTTTGGGTGCTGAATATATTAGAAACTTTGCTAATATGGGTAATAAATTAAAAAATGCAAAAAGAGTTGAAATTGATGAAACTTGGTCAGTTCATAGTTATGATGGTGACTATAATCCTATTCACGATCATGGCACTAAAACTCTTATGGGTATATCTACTACAGCTTGGACTAAAGTACCTTCACAAATAGGCAAAAAAGCTACAGCTAATAGTCCAACTTATTCTTTGTATAATGAATCAGGACATTCAGACGGCTGTATAGCTTTTCAATATGGACAAGTTTCAGTTATAGATAGTGATAGACTGAAACCAGCACAATCATTTGTTATGACTCCAGAAGTAGGTAAATTATTAATATTTCCGTCTTGGTTACAACATATGGTGTATCCGTTCAAAGGCAAAGGCGAGAGAAGAACAATTGCCTCAAACCTTAATTGTTGGGATATAATAGAAGAAAATATAAATAAAGGGGTTAACTAATGGTTAAAAAAGAAAAAGAGAATGATAAAGGCCCAATAGTTTCTGTTGATGGTACAGAAATGTATGTTAGGGATCTTAATGAAAATCAAAGATATTTATATCATCAAATAGAAGATTTGAGTCGCAAGCAATTTACGGCACAAAGCGAATTAGATCAAATAAATGCCGCTTTAAGCGTTTTTAAAAATGCTTTTGTAAATTCTACAAAAAAGCAGGCAGATGAAGTTTTACAGGAGAATAATAATGAAATGGTGGACTAAATTAGTTGATAAAGTAACAGGAACAGAAAAAGTGCAAGTTCGTGCTAGAAACGACAAAGGCCGATATGTTGCTGATGATAAATCAACGCCTGATGTAAATGAAGCGTACACAACAAAAAGAGTTAAGAAAACTAAAAAGTAATGGCTGATGCACCAGATGCATTTGTTTATAATGCAACTCTTGAAAGAATAGTAGATGGCGACACCTTTGACTGTAGTTTAGATCTTGGCTTTGATGTAAAACTACACAAGCAAAGAGTTCGCCTTGCTCAGATTGACACACCAGAATCACGCACAAGAGATCTTGCAGAAAAAAAACTTGGTCTTGCTGCAAAAGCCAGGCTTGCAGAGTTATGTGTAGGTAAAATTAAAGTTAAGTCTTTAGGTAAAGGCAAGTATGGGCGCATCCTTGGTATTCCATATACAGAGGATGGTAAAGACATTTGCCAAATACTGATAGATGAGGGACATGCAGTTCCTTATGATGGCGGTAAGAAAACCAAGGTATGGGGTGATTACTAAAGTATGGAGTCTGCCGTCCAATTAATTCAAGAGGTTGGGTTTCCAATAGCAGCAGCGTTAGGTCTTGGCTGGTTTATTTACAAACTTATTATGCGTATTGTTGACGGTATGGAAACAAAACTTGATACTGTTGATGAAAAAGTAGAAGGTCAGATTGCTGCAATTGAAGAGAGATTAGGTACAAAACTTGATAGTCAACACGGTATTTTAGTAGCATTAATAGATAGAATTAGAAGCCTTGATAATGAGATTATTAGACAAGACACACTAATAAAAACTATACTAGGAGTACCACAATTAATTGATAGCAATAAAATTGCTAAGGCAGATAGAGATGACCAAAGGAAAGATTAGTTTACCACTACACTACAAAATAATTATTATTTGGGCTTTAGTTTTACTTGTTGGCATAACTTGCGTAAATATAAATGCAGACACAATTACTTTTAAATTTAAAAATCCAAGTTTTAGTGGAGTAAATACTAGCTCACATTATCTCACTATAGAAAATCAAGAACATATGCGTAAGATGACTATAAAAGAAGAAATAAAAGCTTTGCAAGATGAACTTGAAAGAGATGCAGAGAATACAACTTTAGCAAGGTTTTTAAGGAATTTAGAAAGTAGAATATACGCACAAATATCAAGACAGATAGTTGAAAACATGTTTGGGGAAACACAATCGACTGAAGGATCGTTTGAGCTTGAGGGCAACATAATATCTTACAAGATTGAAGATGGCATGATAATACTAACAATTTTTAACTCAAATGATGGAACAACGACTGTTATTGAATTGCCTTTTGGCGATTTCAGTTTCTAGCTGTAGTCTTTTAGACGTAGTACAAGAAACTAATCCTAAAACTTTTAATTTAGAAGGAAGAGAAAGTTTTAGCATATATAAACTGCAATCAACAGAACTAGCAAATATAACACCACCTACAATAAAACCGGTTGTCGCTGTTTATCCTACATCTTTTTTAGATCAAACAGGACAAAGAAAAAGTAATAGCGAGTTTGCTTTGTTTTCATCTGCTATCACCCAAGCACCTTATACAATATTGATACGTTCTCTCAAACATGCAGCAGACGGTAATTTCTTTCGTGTTGTAGAGCGTGTAGGTTTAGACAATCTAACAAAAGAAAGACAGTTAATAAGATCCACCAGGGAACAGTTAGGTGATGAAAATGGATTAGGTCCACTGCTTTTTGCAGGCGTCTTGCTAGAAGGTGCAGTTGTATCGTATGATAGTAATATTGCTACAGGAGGTATTGGAGCTAGGTACCTTGGTATTGGCTCTAGTATGCAGTACCGAGAGGATAGCGTAACCGTTAGTTTGAGAATGGTATCTGTAGCAACTGGCGAAATATTAATAGAAGTAATGTCGCAAAAAACTATCTATAGTTATGGCCAATCACAAGATGTTTTTAGATTTATTGAAATAGGAACAGAATTGGTTGAAATAGAAACGGGAGCCACCCGCAACGAGAGCACTACTCTGGCTTTAATGAAAGCTATCGAAGGTGCAGTTTTAGAAATTATAAATATAGGAAATACAAGAGGGTATTGGAAATATGAAGAAACTAATTAATATTGTTTTATTTATGTCTCTTTCTATAGTTGCGGATAATGAGATTTATGTAGATCAAACAGGTAATTCAGCTGCTATAGATTTAGAACAACAAGGTGGTTCAAACCTTATAGGTGGTAGCCAAGCTGAAACAGGCAGCATGACTGCGTTAGATCTTGATGGGGTGTCAATGATACTTGACATCAATCAGATTGGCGCATCAAACGTATTTAGATCAGATGCTATAGATGGTGATAACTTTACTGGATTCTTTGAGTTTTCAGGCGATAGTAACGTTTTTGACATTTTAATGGATAGCACAGGTCTTATAGACTCTGATTACATCAATATGAATATAAATGTTACAGGATCAAGCAACACGTTTGATTTAGCGGTCGCAGAAGATGATGACGCATCATATTTAGATTTAGATTGGATTATTACTGGGGGCAGTAATGAGTTTGATTTTGATATAGATTACGCAAATGCGATAAACTATGTAGATGTTAATGGTAGCAGCAACACAATTAATTTCAGTGGTAGTGGATATGGTGGCACAACATCAGCTGATAGTGGATATTTTTACTTGGATTTAGATGGTAGCTCAAACACACTCGATATTACGCAATCTTCAACGCTTGCAAGGGACTATATCAAGCTTATTACAAATACTTCTAATAGTAATATTTGTATCACTCAAAACGACCAAGGTACAAGCACAAGCTGTTGATATAGGGGACATATCTGAGTTATCTGGTTCTGCTAGCGTTGTTAGGGATCAGCCTTATAACGCTACAGTAAATTTTGGTATACAAACAAATGATGAGGCTATTACCAATAATGGCCGTATGGCTATTAAGTTTTTAGATGATAGTCAAGTAAAGCTTACAGAACACTCCCAGCTTTTAATAAACGAATACATTTTTGATCCTGATCCAGATAAATCAAAAATGGCCCTTACCTTTGCTCTAGGAACTACTAGATTCATTACCGGTAATCTAAACCGTATTAACAAACAAAATATTTCTTTACGAACTCCAACTGCAAATATAGCTATACGTGGTACTGACTTTACAGCAACCGTAAATGAATTAGGCGAGTCATTAATTATATTACTGCCAGATGAATACGGTATATCAAGCGGGGAAATAGAGGTTATTACTGCAACAGGAAGTGTCATACTTAATAAACCCTTTGAAGCTACGACAGTAAACGTTTTTGAAAGTGCCCCATCTAAACCTGTAATTTTAGATCTTACCTTAGATCTTATTGATAATATGTTAATTATTTCACCACCAGAGGAAGTAGCTGTGGAAACCGAAGAAGTTATAGTAAAGTCTGACAGTATTTTAGATTTTAATGATCTTGATATTGATTACCTTGATGAAGATTTTTTAGATAATGAAGCTGATCTTGAATTTACAGAACTAGATATAAATTACCTTGACGTAAATTTTTTAGAGGACTTGCTTGATGTTTTAGATGCGTTAGAAATAGCAGAAGAAGAGGATCAACTTACACAAGATATAGGTTCTATAAGTTTAACAGGCACACAGTTTGGGCAAGATCCAGACACACAAATAATATCTTTTATAGATGGTGAAAAACTTACACTTATAAGAGCTGTAAACAACAGCGCAAGAGTAGATTTAGACACTAGTGGAAGCTATACTGTAATCTTTATACAAGATGGTGTTTCTAAAACTATCAAAGTAAACGGAGGCAGTAGTAGTATTATTACTATTAGACAAAGCCAGTGAAATATAAAATATTTATATGTTTGTTTGCTTTACTATCACTACCACTTATATTTCAAAGCCAACCTACAGAAATACTAAAACTTAAATTTTTTGACGCTTTTGTAGAACAAAAGGAGCCATCTAACTTTTTTACCATATTAAACTTAGATGAAGAGTTTATAGCAGATGAGGGTGGTTGGCCTTTACCCAGACAAAGATTAGCTGAGATACATGTAGATATTTTAAATGCTGGAGCTCTAGGTGTTGGGTGGGTCATATCCTTCCCACAACCAGACCGTATGGGCGGTGATGAAGTTTTCGCAGAAGTTCTAAGTTACGGTGGTTCTGTCCTAGCTATGTTTGAGAATCCAAACGGATCATACCCTCAAACTTCTGGTACAGTTTTACTAGGTCCTGATGTAGGTGGTATGATAAGTCAGGGAGTAGTGCAGAATATTGATGTACTTAAACTGTCTGCGGATCAAGGTATTGCTACTGCTCCCGTAGACGTTGATCAATTAGTCCGCAGAATACCACTTTTACTTAGAACTCCAGATGGCTTTGTATCCGCCTTTGGTACCGAAGTAATGAAAATGCTTGCTGGTAATAATACTTACATTATAAAAACTAATGATAATGGTATAGAAGAAATAACTGTGCAAGGACTAGCTCCTGTAAAAACAGACAGTCTTGGACGTAAGTGGATAAGCTGGGTCGACACACCACACACAACACTAGAAGAACTAGATGTTGCTAATAAGTTTGTTTTTATTGGTGTAACAGCTAACGGTATCATGCCGCAAATCGCAACTCCGGTTGGATTATTAGAACCACACAAGATTCAAGCAGCATTATCTGAATCAATTTTAATTCCTGACAGTCCATATATACCAGATTTTGCTTTTGCCTTGGAAATTTTAATTTTTGCAATTTTTGTAGCTTTGACGTGGCTCTCAATCAATTATCTTGGTGTTGTTAAGGGCATAAGTCTCGCTGGAGTTTTACTGCTCACCAACGGCTTCTCAAGCGTTTTTTTAATCAAAAAAGGCATTTTAGTAGATTTTACCTGGACTTTTGTATCGCAAGTGCTCACAAGCGCAACAGCTTTTTATATAAACTATCGTAAGCAGTACAAATTACGTCAACAAATTAAAAAACAATTTGAACATTATTTAGATCCAAGACAAGTAAAACACTTACAAAATAATCCTGAAGCACTAAAACTTGGTGGCGAAAAAAGATACTGTACTTTTTTATTTACTGATGTGCGTGGATTTACCGCTTTATCTGAAATTTTGGAGCCAGAAGAGGTTACACACATTATGAATAGAGCTTTAACGATACAATCTAATGCTGTAAAAAAATATGGCGGTATGGTAGATAAGTATATTGGTGACGCTATGATGGCTATATTTAATGCGCCAATAGATTTGGATCATCATGAAGATATGGCTATACAAGCAGCACTACAAATTATACAAGATATGGAAGAAGCAAATATAGGTGTAAATATTGGTATCGGTATTAATAGTGGCGAAGCTTGTGTTGGTAATATGGGTAGTGATACTAGATTTGATTATAGTGCTATAGGGGATGCAGTAAATACTGCTGCAAGACTTGAAAGTGCAACTAAAGATGTCGGCGTAGATTTAATAATAGGGCATAACACTAAAAAATCTTGCAATTTTAAGTTAGAATTACTAAAACCAATTAAAGTTAAAGGTAAAAAACACTCTTTAGCAATATATACTATTAAATAATATGGTTAATAAAAGACTAACAGTTCAAGACGTGGCTAAAGATTTAGCTGTATCAAAGAAAGAAAACGCAGAGCGTTGGAAAACTGCTTTCAACGAGTTTGCAGATATTAAACAAGAAATCGCATCTATAAATACAACTATTAGAATGGCAACATTTGGCGTTTTTAGTTTTATTGGTGCTTTATCAATTGCAGTATTTACTACGGTGATATTATGAAAAAATTAATTAAAGGCATTTTAGGTCAAGTAGCGCCTACTATTGGAACTGCTTTAGGTGGTCCTATGGGTGGTATGGCAGGTAATATGATTGCAGATGTGCTTGGTTGTGCCAACAATCCAAAAGACATACAAACAGCAATACAAAATGCTACGCCTGAGCAAATGATGCAAATAAAACAAGCTGAACAAGATTTTAAAGTAAAGATGAAAGAACTTGAGGTTGATGTATTTAAGCTGGAAACAGAAGATAAACAAAATGCAAGAGGTATGTTTAGTAAAGATTGGACAGCAAGAATTATAGGTATAGCTACTATTGGAGGTTTTTTAGGTTATATATTTTTGGTAACACTACAGCCTCCAGAGCAAAATAGTGAGGCTTTGATAAATCTTGTACTAGGATATTTAGGAGGATTAGCAAGTGCTATTATTTCGTTCTATTTTGGAGCGTCTCACTCAGGCGATAAAGGAGAGTAACATGCAAATTTCAGAGGAAGGAAAGTCACTTATTAAAAAGTTTGAAGGTTGTGAATTAGAAGCTTACAAATGCGCCGCAGGAAAATGGACAATAGGTTTTGGCCGAATAAAAAATGTAAAAGAAGGAGATAGTTGTACACAAGAACAAGCAGACAAGTGGTTGGAGGAAGAGCTGCCTGTGTATGGAGCATACGTAAGTGATGCAGTATTAGTGCCGCTAGAGCAAAATGAATTTGATGCTTTAGTTGCTTGGACTTATAACTTAGGTCCATCAAATCTTAACAACTCCACTATGTTAAAAGTTCTTAATGACAATAAAAAAAATGAAGTACCACATCAAATGCGTAAATGGAATAAAGCAAGAGTTAATGGAGAGAAAGTTGTCTTACCAGGACTAGAACGCAGAAGATTAGCAGAATCTTTACTGTTTGAAGGTAAAGAATGGCATGAGGTTTAGTGTATGCCCTTACAGAAAACAGTATTTAGACCAGGCATAAACAGAGAAGGTACCGCATACGATAACGAAGGCGGTTGGTTTGATTGCAATCTTGTAAGGTTTAGAAAGGGCAGGCCAGAAAAGTTTGGTGGTTGGGAAAAGCTTACAACTAACACATACTTAGGTACCGCAAGAGCCTTACACGCTTGGATTTCACTAGAGGGTACAAAATATTTGGGTGTAGGCACTCATCTTAAATATTATATTGAAGAAGGTAATAATTTTAATGATATTACTCCAATAAGATCAACAACTTCAGCTGGTGACGTAACTTTTTCTGCAACTAATGGGAGTAGTGAAATAACTGTTGCTGATACTGCACACGGGGCAGTAAAAAACGATTTTGTTACTTTTAGTGGCGCTGCTTCTTTAGGCGGTAATGTTATCGCTGCTGTACTAAATCAAGAGTATCAAATAGATTCTATTGTAAATGCTAACAGCTATAAAATAATTGCAAAAGACACATCTGGCACAACGGTTACTGCAAATTCTTCTGATAGTGGTAATGGTGGATCTTCTGTTGTAGGTGCTTATCAGGTAAATGTTGGCCTAGATGTTTACGTCCCTGGTACTGGTTGGGGACTTAATGGTTGGGGTGAAGGTGCTTTTGGGCAAGCAGCTGCACTTTCAAATACTAATCAGCTTAGGCAGTGGACACATGATAATTTTGGTGAAAATTTAATTCTTAACCAAAGAAACGGCGGTATATTTAGATGGCTAGAATCAGGCGGCACATCAACAAGAGCTGCAAATTTATCTACTGTTTCTGGTGCGAATCTAGTGCCAACAAAAGGATTACAAGTTATAACATCAGAAATTGATAGACATCTTATAGTTTTAGGTGCAGATCCTATTAGTGGTACTTCAAGAACAGGCACAATAGATCCTATGCTTATTGCTTTTAGTGACCAAGAAAATGAGCTAGAGTTTGAACCCAAATCGACTAATACGGCAGGATCTTTAAGACTTTCATCTGGATCTTCTGTTATTGGCGCTGTTAAAGCAAGACAAGAAATATTGGTGTGGACAGATACCGCCCTTTACAGTATGCAATTTGTTGGGCCGCCTTTTACATTTGCGGTAAATCTTATTAATGAAGGTACAGGATTAGTTTCACCAAAAGCAGCAATAACAGCCCCATCAGCAGTATATTTTATGAGCTACAATAACTTTTACTTTTATAATGGTTCAGTAAATACTTTACCTTGTTCGGTACATAATTATGTATTTAGCGACATAAACCTAACACAGTCTTTTAAAATACATGCATTTACCATAAAAGATAAAAATGAAGTAGGTTGGTTTTACTGCTCATCCAGTAGCGATAGTATTGATAGGTATGTCATATATAATTATGCAGAACAATTATGGTTTTATGGTCAACTTACTAGAACTGCTTGGCTAGACTCTGGTATAGAAAACTACCCAAGAGCAGTGGCTAATAGTTATTTATATCAACAAGAATTAGGTTTTGATGATGACGGATCACCTATGACTGGTGTATTTATAGAGAGTTCAGACTTTGATTTAGGTGATGGTGAGCAATTTGCTTTTGCCCGCAGGATAATTCCAGATTTTAAATTTATTGAAGATCAAAACAATTGTTCTGTAAATGTTGTGGTAAAAACAAGGAATTTTCCAGGTGATTCATTAACTACAAACTCTACAAACGAAGTATCTAGTACAACACAACAATCTTTTATTAGAGCAAGAGCTAGGCAAATGGCTTTGCGTGTTGAATCTAATGATGATGCTTCTAATAACGGTAATTTAGGCGTAGGGTGGCGTTTAGGCGCAACAAGAATAGATATAAAAGCAGACGGTAAAAGATGAGCAAACTGCTACCAACGCAGTTACCGTTAGCACAATCTGATGTAACGCCAGAGCTTTTTAATCT